ACAAGTTTCGGTAGCTCAGGTGCTTGCCGGTCCGGGTGGCGAATACGTAGGGGCAACTGGGGATCGCCTGTGCTTTCAGGTGTTGAATGGCCTCCATGGCTCTGCCGTTGAGGGGGATCGTTCGCCTGCCCGACTCCGTCTTCGTCGTTCGCTGGACAAGGTTCTTCCCGTCAACCCTGACCATGTTCTTTGTTACCTTCAGCGTCCGCTTTTCCTCGTCGATGTCGCCCCACTCCAGCGCAAGCACCTCACCGGCGCGGAGCCCAGTCTCCAGGATGAGGACGCAGCCCCATCCGTAGCGGAGGCGGAGCCTGCCGTTGTTCTCCTCGATGAAGGCGGCGACCAGCGTTTCCTGCTCCTTCTTGCATGTTCAGGCGAAATTGCTATCTGGTCGATAATGCCCACTTGCTTCTGGCTGCCTACGCCGGGCAGCTGGGCGGAACGACGATGACCTGCGAATATGCATAGGAGGCTGGCGTCCCTGTTCACCTGATTATGCCTCCGCTTGATACAAAATGTTCCCTCAAGCCCTCAGCAGGAATATCAGCAGCAGAGAGCCTTACTTTAGCTTATCGGCGGCAATTTGGAATTGAAAAGAAAAACCCGCCGAAGCGGGTTCCAACTCACTTGTTGAGATACTCGGCGATTTCTTCTGGCGTCTTGCCTGAAGCCTTCAGTTCAGCAAAGACCTTGGCGTAAGTAAGCTTGCGCTGGCGGCGTCCGGTTCCGATCCTCGCCTTTTTCGATTCAAGCTGTTCAATTGCCTTTTGGTGAAACTGGATCTTCCTATCTGCTTCGGCGATTCTCTCTTCGGCGGTCCTGAAAGTACGCTTGGCTTTCGGTGCCTTAACGGCAAGAGCGACAACTTCTGATTTTTTCTTCGTGGTCATTCAAATACACCCTCCCCTCTAATTTTGATAATATCATTCTATACCCCAAAAGTAAAGATATTCACTATAAATAGAATGGTTTTATGTTGCATCATCCAATCCGCCTGATCATGCCTTAGACCCCACAGTTTGAGTTCAAAAGGGCTCCAAATTCCTCGGCAATTTCATGAAAAGTCGGGTGTTTTTTTGAAGAACTGCATTTTCAAATAGTAAATATTGCCATAACTCATTTACTGGATTATAATATGTTGGATGCCGCCAGTTACTGACGATCCAAAAAGAATATGGGACGGACAATATGCGAAAGAAGTTATTATCTTTTCTAGCCTTACTAGCCTTGACATTCTCGTTTGCTTGTACAGTAACCGCTGGCAGCGGTGCAGCGTTCACAGTACATTTTATCGATGTTGGCCAGGCTGACGCTGCACTGGTTCTATGTGATGAAAAGGCCATGCTCATCGATGGAGGGAACGCTGAGGATTCCAGACTGATTTATGCATACCTTAAGGAGTCTGAAATATCGCACCTGGACTACATCGTATGCACTCACGCTCACGAGGACCACGTTGGTGGCTTAGCAGGTGCCTTAAATTATGCTTCGGTTGATCATGCTCTCTGCCCCGTTACTGATTATGACAGCAAGGCTTTTCATAGCTTTGTCAAGTATCTCAGTAAACAAAACGTCAGCATCACGGTACCCACAGCTGGCGACAACTTTTCTCTCGGAAGCGCTACTGTCAATGTACTCGGACCGATTAGTCAGAGCGATGAACCCAATAACACCTCCATCGTGCTTCGGATCGTATACGGTGATACGTCTTTCCTGTTTGCGGGGGATGCCGAGCGTGATGAAGAACAGGACATTTTAGACGCCGGATACGAACTCACCAGCACCGTCTTGAAGATTGGCCATCATGGTAGCGATACCTCTACCACATATCCCTTTCTGCGAGAGATTATGCCACAGTACGCGGTCATTTCAGTAGGCGCTGATAACTCGTATAGGCATCCATCAGATAATACCCTGAGCCGATTACGTGATGCTGATGTGAAGGTGTATCGCACTGACCTTCAAGGAACAATTATCTGCGAGAGCGATGATAAAAATATTTCGTTTACAACCGAAAAAAATAGCGATGCTGATACGTTGGCCTCTGTTGGGTCAAACATCACAGCACAGGATACGGCATCTGCGGATACTGAAGGTGTTGAGTATATTCTAAATACAAATACGAAAAAATTCCATTATCCGGCCTGCTCCAGCGTTGACCAGATGAAGGATAAAAAACAGGGAGGTTTATTATGGTAACCGAGAGGATTTGATAGACTAAGGGTATAGTCCCTGTGGCAGATGCAAACCATAAAGGTTCAACATTAAAAACAATGAAGGATTGTATTTACAAAGCGCCAACGACGGACTATAATATGGCTCGTGATGTAAATCCCGATCTTGGTGCTGAAAATGGAGGCGCATTGATATGCCATCAAGCGCACGCAGGGCTGCATCGAGGGCAAGAAGATCTGCTGGCTGTTAGTGCCGATTTTAGGAACACTTATTCTGATGGGGTTTATTGTCATACTCTCGTTAAGTGGCTGATTTGGAATTCGGACCTATAGAATTCATGCAGCATGGGCTCGGGGATGCCCATATTCTCTCTTAGTAGTTGTGTGCAACTAGATTATGGAGGATGTATGGGACGCGAAAGAACCAAGGCCAGATGGCTAATTGTGCCGATCATTCTTCTGGTCATTGTTTCGATTTATATGGCCGGACGGTCGACTTCTCTGAAGAGCGATCCACTTGAGAATCAGTTAAGTGCATTGAGTATGCCAACAGCCTTTGCCCAAGCAAAGGCAGAGGCCCCGCGGGTATTTGTTGAACCCGTGTCAGCAATCGCAAGGAGTACTATCGCGCCTACATCAACTCAAGCATCATCTTCAGCCCATCAATTGACCATCGCCGAACTAGAACAAATATCCGGTATCGAGTACAAGAAGGGTAGCTCTGGAGCAGCGGTGCGGCAGCTTCAGAAGTGGCTGATCACACTTCAGTATTTGCCGGAGAACGAGAATGATGGGACTTTCGGCATCAAGACTGTCACCGCCGTTCGCGCCTTCCAAGAGGTTGAAGGGCTGACCGTCGATGGCGTGGCTACAGTTGCCACCCAGTACATACTTGCCAGCCAAGCGGCGACGTTCTCTCGGACTGAGAAAGGCGCCCTACTAGCGGGCACGGATTCTTTCAGTATTGTAAAATGGGACGATAGTTCTTTTTACATTGGCAGTATCTTGGATAATCACCCGAACGGGAAAGGTACTTTCTACTTTGCGCAGGGTGGCTATTTCGTAGGCAGTTTTATTGATGGCCTGCGCGAAGGCAAGGGCGAAATGCACTTTGCCAATGGCGACTACTATACTGGAAATTGGCGCGGCGATCAGATGGAGGGCAAGGGTGTATACTACTTCGGCGGTTCCGACTCTATTGAGCAGTATAGCGGAGAATGGGCCGGTAGTATGATGGATGGTAAAGGTACATACACGCTACCTGACGGGCGAAAGATCAAGGGAAACTGGTCGAATAACGAATATGTCTCGTGAGCGGAGGAGACGGCATGAGCAAACATATGCTTGAAGTGCTTTCTGATGTCCGGGAGCATTCTGTTTCTGACTTCCTGTTTGACGAAGAGGCAAGCATCCCAATGGGTAAACTGCTGGTTGTCGGCGCGCTGATGGTGGTTCTATCAGTCGTACTCAATTTACAGGACGCTTTAGCCGGGCATGGCAGTCATGTGAGTCATGGTAGCCATTCCAGCCATTCCAGTGGCAGTGGTGGGCACAGTAGTCATGAAAGTCATGCAAGCCATGAAAGCCATAGCAGCCATTCCAGCGGCAGCGGTGGGTACAGCAGTAACGAAAGTGGCTCGGATTATAGCGATCGCTCCACCTTCACTGTTCCGACGACGCCGAAACCAACCGCCACGCCGAAGCCTACGCCAACACCTGTGCCGGTGGAGCTGATCAAGACGCCGCAAACGCCTCCGGACACTTTGGAGTTTTAGCGGGAGGATGTATGTGTGAAGCAGTTCTTTCGGGATTACGGTTCGGGTTTTGTAATCACGCTTGATTCATCCCTTTATGCTCGACCGGCGGTTATGAAGGCTCTATACCGAATGCAGGCGAAGTACACCATCGCCTACGAACGCCGGGGCAAATGGTTGTATGTAAATTTTACACCATCAAGTAAAACCACGATTGATGTTGTCTCCGAGGCAGCCGAAGCGCTCAGGTCCATACAGTTTGAAATGCTGCGTTATGACACCATGCGGCAGACTGCGCACGTCCGGGAGTTGCTGATTGGACGTGCTCTCTATGCTACCTGCGTGGAAACGGAGCGAGCGGATAAGGCTGTGGAAATCGATGGCGGGGCTTCTTGGAAGGACGACGCAGAACGCATATTGGAGAGTTGGAACGGCTGATGGCACGGAGGAACTTCTCAGTATGACGTTTTTCGACGGCCTATTGCTGGCGATTATATTGGCCATTTGTTGTACAGGAGCCTACACGGACATCCGCTTCGGAGTGGTCAAGAATCGGCAATTGGTGGTCGCGCTATTAGGCGCGACCCTCGTTTCGTTATTGCAGTGGATACAGGGGCCACCAAGCGCGTCGGAGATCTACGACTGGGGCATCAATATCACCTGCGCACTGGGGCTTTCAGTGGTTTTCTATCTACAGGATTTATGGGCTCCGGGGGACGCCAAGCTTTTTCTGTGCATGGCGGCTATCTACCCAAGAGGGCTGTATGCGGCAAGGGTGGGCAACGTCTTTCCGTCGCTTAATTTCGCTGTGTCGGCTTTCGCGCTAGGCTACCTCTATCTTGTATTTCAAGCGCTTGTCAGGCATGAACGCGTTTCGTCGGTAGACATATCGTCGTGTTTCGGCTCTGGAAAGGCGAAGGACTATGTTATCAATGTGGGCATTGCCATTGGCTTGCAGGCGATGTTGGGAGTCTTCTGGCCTGCGTTTTTTACTGAGAACAAGGCTCTCTGCCTACTTGTGATCGTCAGCATCGGCATTGCCGCACGTCGCTATGTGCCCCGAGCGAGGGTGGCTGCGGGTGCTATTGGCTTTCTCTATTATTTATTTGAAATCATCCGTTGGTGTTCGTGGCTTTCTTTCGGCAGTATGCTGCTCTATGCCCTGGTACTGGCGGTAGCTATTCAACTTTTACAAGCGCTGACGAAGAGCGCGGTTTACCGTGACGTAAGCGCAGATGGAGTGCACGCCGGCATGATTCTATCCCTTGGATCAGTTGTAGCAATGCAGAAGTGCATCGATCCTGATCTACCGCGCAGGACGAGTGAGAATCGGCGTTCTCGGATGACCCAGGCACAAGCGGAAGCTGTGCGGCGCTGGGGAGAGAAGACAGGGAACCCGATCTCCATCGTAGAGATGCTTCCATTCGCCCCGTTCATAGCTCTTTCCGCAATTATGGAATTTGGGCGCTTTGCGCTATGGTACATGGGGAGGTGAGAGGATATGGTAGAGATGCGACCGGAGCGCGTCTTCCGTTGCGCACATCGGGATGAGACTCTCAATATACCAAGGGAAAACTGCGCGCTGCTTATTGAGGATGAAATCAGCACGGAGGATGAGGGTTACGGAGCCTATCTGCTTCTGGGCCGAGACGAACAGCATGCAATTGGGGAGATCACCTTCCACGTGGAAATACCCTACGAGCGTGGCTTATTATTGTTTCTGGAGCACGAGGAGGATGGTGACAGAATAATCCCATTAGCGGCGTCCGATTTCTCGGAGCGAACTCTGTTCGTGACAGGCCGCTGCAACTCTAATTGTATCATGTGCCCTTACGGATCGCGTTGGCGGGCAAACGCTGCTGACGTGCCGGTAGAACTGCTGTTGCGTGAAATCGACCTGATGAGCCCCTATGCCGACTACCTGTGCATCACCGGTGGCGAGCCTGCGCTTATGAAGGAGAGTTTTTTTCGAATTCTATGGGCGGCCAAGGAGCACTTTGAGGATTGCATGGTCCACATCCTGACCAACGGGCGCGCCTTCTATTACCGCGACTTCTTCGATGAATACCGTCAATGCCGCCCAGGCAAGACACTCCTGGGCATTCCGCTACATGCTGCCGAAGCGGCTCTACACGATGAAATCAGCGGCACGCCAGGAAGCTTTCAACAGACTGTTGCCGGACTCGACCGTCTGCACGCGGCGGGAGAGCACATCGAGTTGCGCGTCGTCACCTCGGCACTCAATGCACATGAACTGCCTGCGTTGGCCAAGTTCATTGCTGAGCGCTATCCGGATGTGTATCGTGTCTGTCTCATGGGACTGGAAATGATGGGCAATGCCATGATAAACCGTGCTCGGGTCTGGATATCGTTTGATGATCTGCGGGAACAGGTGGAGTGCGCGGCGGAGATTCTTTTGCAGGCAGGTGTACCCGTTCAGCTTTACAACTTTCCACTGTGCATGGTCTCTGATCGCTACCGCACTTTATGCCAAAAGAGTATCTCACGCCACAAGGTACGCTTTTTCCCATCATGTGAGAACTGCGCACATCAAGCGCTATGCGGTGGCTTCTTCTTGACGACGATGCACATGCCAGGCATCGAGGTAAAGCCATTTTAAAGGACGGTGGACGAGATGAAGCTTGGATATTATCAATGGGAATCGTTTGGAGAACAGTACCTGATCACAAACGATCTGGGGCGTTACGCCTTTCTATCCCAGGAGGACTTTGACGCGCTCTCGAGTGGGCAAATGACCGATGGTGCAGAATGCGCTCGGATGCTCGAGGAACGCGGTTTCGTTTACCGTGGAGATACGGAGATCTATGTTGGGCATTGGGCGAATGAACTAACCTCTATGAAGCGATGCCTGTTTACAGCCACTCAGCTATTCATCCTTGTGCTAACCACCGCCTGCAATCAACGCTGCGTCTACTGCCAGGCGGGCGATAGCGAAAATGCTGTCTTTATGTCAAAGGAAACTGCACGCAGAGCCATCGATATTGCCGCCTCCGCTCCAGTAGACTTCGCTACAATTGAGTTTCAAGGTGGGGAACCGACACTTAATCCCGAAGTGCTGAAGGATGCCGTTCTCTACGCCAAGGAGGTCTTTCGCACCAAAGGGAAGCACGTGAATTTAGCGCTGGCCACCAATTTAACCGGCTGCAACGCGGGACTGCTCAGTTGGCTATCACGGGAGGGCGTACACGTATCGACCTCGCTGGACGGCCCACAAGTGCTGCATAATCAAAACCGCCCGCTCGCCGGTGGCGAGGATAGTTATGCACCCTTTTTGCTGGGTATGAAGATGTATAGCGAAGCCTGCGCACAAAATGGTGTACGCACACCGATCAGCGCCATCCAAACAACGACACGGCATTCGCTTCCGTACGCCAAGCAGATTGTCGACGAATATGTCAGACAGGGCATCAAGCGGTTGTATATCCGCCCACTGACGCCGCTCGGATGCGCCAAGGAGCGCTGGTCGGAAATCGGCTATTCACCGATCGAGTATCTGGAATTCTATCGTGAGATCCTTGCCTACATGATCGAGTTGTGTCTTGCAGGTACGGATGTGCGCGAAATCACCACCTCGCTCTATTTGCGCAGGATTTTGATGCATGAATCGGTTGCACATACCGAATATCGATCACCCTGCGGCGCTGGCATCGGGCAAATGGCGGTCAACTGCGATGGCAAGGTCTATACGTGTGACGAGGCTAGGATGTTGGCCAATATGGGTGATGACGCCTTTTTGTTGGGTACTGTCGACAACAGCTATCAGGAATTCATTCAGTCTCCGGTCGCACACGCTGTATGCGTAAGTTCTTGCGTCGAGACATTGCCGCTGTGCAGCGACTGTGCCTTTAGCCCCTTTTGCGCGACCTGTCCGGTGGTCAATTACGGGCTTGAGGGAGACATTATTTCTCATGACGCAGGCAACTACCGTTGCTCGATTGGCAAAGGTACACTAAGGATACTTTTTGAGATCATCCAGCGCAACGATCCTACGGAGATGAACGTTCTGTGGAAATGGGCAGAGGAACAAGAGTGACTGGAGTTCGTGTAATAATGATCGCAAAACAGGACGGCCCCGCACACACCGGCTGAGCGCCCATTTCGCTCCCCTTATGATCCAACCGCCTGCCTCAAAGTATCGTCGATATCCCCCTCGAAGAAGTGGATATACCGATTGTACGTGATCTCCACGCTGGCATGGCCCAGGAGCTTCGAAATGATCTTCACTTCCACACCCCGCGCATACAGGTTGCTGGCGAAGGAGTGCCGGAGCGCATGCAGGCCGCGGTGTTCCACGCCTGCCGCTTCGCAGGCCTTCTCCATCGTGGCCAGCAGGTTCCGGTAGCTCAGATACTTTCCGGTCTGGGTCGCGAACACATAAGGGCAGCCGACGGTTCGTTGCGCTTTCAGGTGCCGGATGGCCTCCATCGCCCTGGCGTTGAGCGGGATCGTCCGCCTGCCGGACTCCGTCTTGGTGGTGCGCTGGACGGTGTTCTTCCCGTCTACCCGGACCATGTTCTTGGTGACTTTGAGGGTGCGCTTCTCCTCGGCGATGTCGCCCCACTCCAACGCCAGCGCCTCGCCAGCCCGAAGGCCTGTCTCCAAAATCAAAACGGCTCCCCATCCGTAGCGGAAGTGGAGCCGGCCATTTTTCTCTTCGGTGAAGGCGGTCACCAGTCTCTCCTGTTCTTCCTTTTCATAGGGGAAGACCACCTTGGTGTTGTGAGTCATGGGCGGCATCTCGACGCCCTCGACGGGGTTGCGCTGGATCACCTCGGTTAACATCGCGTGCTCCAGCACTTGGCTCAGCAGAAGTTTCTGCTTCTTGATGGTCGAGGCACTCATGTCTTCCAGACGGTTGACGTACTCTTGGACGTGCTCCAGCCGGATCGCTCGGATGTCCATTTGGGCGAGCTCGTCCTTACAGAGGAGTTGCAGGCAGAACTGGTAGCGCTCGTAGGAACTGGGACGGATCTTGCCCTTCTTGAACTTTTCCAACCAGTTCAGCATATAGTCGGCCAGGGGGATATAGTCTTCCGCTTGCGCGGTTTGAGAGACGGGAGTTCTCGTAGCGGTTCTCGTCGCCGTATCTGCCTTCGATCGCCCGGGCTTTTTCTGGGGTTCAAGCTCTTTCTCCTGCGCCAGTTGGAGTGCCTGGAACCGCTCCTGCACTTCCTCCTCTGAGTTGCAGGTGATGAATTTCCTCTTTCCATCCACGTCCCGGTACCCCGCTTGGTACCGCCCATCGGATCGTTTGGTGATCTTGCCAAGCTTCAAGTGAACGATCGTCACTGCCTTCCCTCCTGCTTGTTTGCTGCCATCCAGAGAACCAGTGACATGGTAAATCGTTCGTTCCATGAGTTCAACTCCATTTCGGATCATAATCAGCGTTCAAAAAAAGAAAGAAACTGCCGGGATTTGTGTCGTGTTGACAAGCAAATCCCGGCGGAAAGAGAGAAGGTGAATCGGTGCAATAAGGCCCTATTGCGACTTCGAGTCGCTGCCCGGGCCGTCGCTTCCGTCGCTTGCGCCTTCGTTCTCATCTCTTAGTTTCGTCAGCGCGCTGGTGAGAAAGGAGGGCAGCTTGACGCCCATCTCACCGACGTTCTCCAGAACCGAAAGGGCGTCATTGGCGATGAAAAAGAACGCGGTAGAGGTGCGGAACACGCCCGCATCATTTCCGGTGATCCGGTCCAGTTGCGCCGCCAGGATGACGATCAGGAAGATCGCGCCTTTCTTCATTAGGCCTTCGAAGCCCACAGAGGATTTCAGCGTCTTGGTCTTGAATGCCGCACCGACGCCGGTAATGTAATCCATGATGATGAAGATGAGCAGGATTTCCAGGCTCTTGTCCCAGCCGCCCAGCAGCGTCGAAGCAATGCCCGCGCCAATCGCGGTCAGCGTAGAAAAGAAAGTGTCCTTCATACAGATGCCTTTCCGCCCGAGCGGAACCACAGCACGTCGTGTCCGGTGCCGTTGGTCGCTAGGTCTGTGTTGATGTGGCTGACGTCCGTGTCATCACTCTTGCCAGGGATGCGACTGGAACAGGTGTACTGGTGCACATCGTGCGCATGGCTGGGGTTGCGGGTGCCGTGCGTCCCGCCGCCGTTGTCGCGGTAGTAAGGGCACACCGTGAACGCGCGCTGCAGCTGCCCGGCATTGACCTGGCTCCAGTGGTGCCCCACATAGATGCCAACGGGCTTGCCGGTCAGGCGGACCGCCTCAGCCAGAAAGGCCGCGCAGGAAGCATGGGTCAGCGTGGGCGCCTCGATGTCGTACATGTAGTTGGCGGGGTTATACGGCTCCGCCCACGCGACAGCCTTCTGTGCTTCTTCCACACCGCTAGCTGCCGTCGCCGCGCGGCCGTACACGTACACGCCGAAGGGAATGTTGTGCGTCACACAGGCAGCGGCATGCTGTTTAAACTTGCCGTCGATGTAGACCTCGCCGGTCGCCGTCTTGCGCCGGCACGCGACGCGGAGCCAGAGGAACGACACGTACCGGGCTAGCGTCGCCCAATCATTCACGTCGTCGTAGACTGACAGGTCGAGGATGTACTTCTCGCGCGTCTCCAGCCTGGAATACTTCGAGCTGACCCAGTGGCGCGTGCCGCGGTAGAGGACCGCATGCCAGCCGTTGCGGGTTTCGCCGTCGTACATGAGACCGGTGCCAGGGTACAGCGCGATCTTCTTGGCATAGGAAGTCCCAGGGCCGGTGCGCACGTTCAGACTGGCCGTGGCGACCGCCCACAGGCACATGTACGAGGGCAATGCTTCCGTACCCGTGCCCGTGGTGGTGTCGTCCGGCATATCGTCGGGGGCGCTGTCGTCCGGGCCGTCCTCGTCGTCGGTGGTGGGCGCGGCTTCGCTTTTGGCCGCCACCGCCGCGAGGATCGCCTTGATGCAGGCCAGATTGGCCACGCCATTCTGCGTCAGACCGTTGTCGTGCTCGAACGCCTTAACCGCCTTGGCGGTGGCATCTCCATAATCGCCGTCGACGCCGTCCTTGTCCTCGCCCCAGCGGCCCAGCAGGTTCCCATAGCCGAGTGTCTTGAGTGCCGTCTGCAGCTGCTCCACATCCGCGCCGGACGCGCCTTTCATGAGCGGACGGTCACCTATGCTGCGGGTGATGTTTACGCCGTCCGTCAGGACAACCGCCGTGTGCCCGGCGGTCTGCGTGACGAGGATGTCGCCGCGCTTCAGGTTGGCGGACGAGTTGATGTACTTGCCCTCCGACAGCTTTGTGAACCGCCCGGTGGCCAGGAGAACGGGGATCATGTTGCCGGTGCGGAAGCCGTCATCCCATTTGCCAGTCGGAATACCCGTGGCAAAACAGCAGAACTGCACCGCCTTGGAACAGTCGCACTCGACCGTTTCGGTGATTCTGGACGCATCCCATCCGACGGTCATGCCGGCCTTCAGCATGGTCGTGCGCTGATACTGGTCATACCCGATGTTGTCGTTGTCGCAGAGCGCTTCCATTGTAGTGGCAATGGTTTCGGCGTCCTTCGGGGCGTTTGGTCGAATCACGAACCATTTCTTCGGGTGCTTGTACCAAGACTTCCTGCCGACCTCACGACCGGTCTGGTCTCCGGCCTTGCCCCCGTGGGCATGACCGTACTCGTCAATGCTGGCGCCGCCAATCACTGAAATTGCCATCTTGTCCTCCGTTTCTGCCCGAACCGGGCGAAAAAAATAAGCGCCCAAGGCGCTTGCGATATCCCTTATATCCTGTTTATCAGCCTACGCGGCACAATTCGAAGAACCCGTCATCGCGGGTCAGGTTGGCGGTTTGCGCGTTGAGATACGTCGCCACAATCGCGTTCGCGGGCAAATACAGCACCTTCGACGCCTTGCACATCAAGGATGCGCTGGTCTCATAGTCGCTCGTCGCGGAATAGGCATCAATGGCCGCCGCCAGGATCGCGGACGGGAGCGAGTTAGCGCTTCCCGTGAGCGCGGCCGTAAGCAGCGCCGCGTTGCTGGCATTCATCGCCACGACGCTCAACCGGCCATGCCCTACGGCCGTCACACCACCAAACGTAGCCCGCCCGTTGAAAAGGTACCACCCCGCAACCAACACCTGCACGCCGTTATAGTAGGTCTGCCCGCTGATCTTCCACGGGACGAACAGAGCCGGCGTATTCGCCATGACATCATAGTAGGAGACGTAATGTGTTGTCGTCGTCGCCATCTTCGTCGAATCAACATGGGCGGCCAGCTGCACCCCCCCGAAACCAAGCATGGGTGGCGCCGCCGGGGAAAGCGTCTCAAAGGTAACATCCTTGCGGAAGATTGTGGAGAGGCCCGAATCGAACTTGCTCGCCTCGGTCGCCGACTTGCCGATGGCCATCCCCTCGCCGGAGGAATGCAGGTCAAACCACAGCTTCGAAGGCGCGAGCGACGCCTCGACGAGCGCGGAGCCGCTATTGTACCTGTCTGTCAGACCCACCGCCACGGTATACCCCGATGAACCGATGACTCCGCCACCGATCACGCCGGTCACAGTCGTGCTGTACGACGTGATCGAGCTCAAGGCCACCGCGGTCCCATACGCTCCGCCCGCCACCTTGAACTTGATCGTCCCGCCCTTTGTATTTAGGTTATTCACCGGCGCGAAAACCACGGTCAGAACGTACTTCATGTAGGTCCCGACGTTGGACGCGACGCCGCCGCTATCGCAGCGCAGCAGCGAAAACGCCGTGACAATCGGCGCGAAGTACTCATACACGGTGATCGCGCTGGCGTTCGTCAGCGTCGCCGTCTGGCCACGGGAATCGACCACCGTCACAGACGCCGCCAGAACGCCGTATACCGTCAGCACGTCCGATGTGATGACGTTCGTGATGGACGAATAGGTCACGCCGCCGATGGTGAGCCGGTATTCCGTGATGGTCGAACCGGACACCCCTGCAGCCGTGATGGTGCATTTCGTCCAGCTGTGATTCTGTACGTATACACCGATGGTATCGCCCACGGCATTCTGCAGCGTGAACGGAGCCGACGTGATGGTTGGCACATAGGACGCCGGCACGTTCAGCGGATACGTCAGCGCGCGCGTTGACTGAAGGACGCCGCCCAAATAGGTCGCCAGCGTCAGCGTGACATCACTCGCCATGTCCGTCGCGATCTGGCTGGCCAGTGTCGCGTCCGGCGTCCAGGTCACCGCCGAGCCGGCCGTGATGAACCCGCCGCCGGCGAACGTTCCGCTCGCCGTCCCAATGGAATACGACAGCTTGTGCGTCAGCCCGCTGTTCAGCGTCCCGACCGTGATGGTCGACTGCACGCCGATGGTGAACGTGCCACCCGGAACGGACAGCGTCGCTTCCTCGTACTCGACCACAAGGCGCGGCGCGCTGCTGCCGGAGCCGGCTGTCCATTCACAATAGGATGAGTCGCCGGAGCCGTGATTGAAATGCAGATACCACGTACCCGTGTACGCCTGAAGGATCGCTTTGTACGCCGTCAAGTCCCAGGACTTCGCGCCGGTCCCTATTGACGCATAGATGTTCTGCGACCAGTCCAGCGCCGCGCCCCATGCGGTATCCACGCTGCTGCCAATCTTGAGCGTTTTCCCCGCATAGCCATCGGTCCGATTCATGTACAGCTTGATCGAAGTGATCTGCCACGTCGGATCGAGCGGGCCCCAGCCCACGCGCCCGCGGCAGGTGTAGTCTGCCGTCCTGCCCAGCGTGAACGGGCTGTTTCCGTTGGAATAGCTGCTGGTACCCCATTTCGTGCCGGTCGTATTCAAGAGAGTAATCTGCGGCATGAGATCAGGCCTTTCTGCAGGTGATGTTCCCGGTCGCCGCCTGGTATTCCAGCATACCCGCGCCCAGGATCAATTTCGGCGATTGACTGGAGTAGCCGATCTGCAGCGTGGCGGACGTGATCGTCTGAAGCAGGCCGAAGATGGCGAAACACACCGCCGCGGCGCCCTTGCCTTTCCAGAATTCAAGCTGCTGTGGTGCGAGCTTCGTCGCGTAATCGCCGCCCTTGTTCGTGATGGTCAGGCCATCAGCCCCGAACGCCAGAGATTGCGCGATGTTGTTGATCAGCGTCGTGGTCGCGAAAGACGCCAGCCCACCCGTCCCGTCCGACCCAACCAGCGCAGTGGCTGCATCCATCAAGTAGTTGAAACTGTCGTTGGCAATCGTGCCGTCGGTCAGCGCCTGAATCAAGGCCTGAATGTTCAGGTTGTCGACAACGACCTCCCAGCCGGGCAGCGATGCACGATACGCATACAACGCATTGGTTGTGGTGTTCCGCCAAAGCTGTCCATCCGCCGGATTATCAGGAGGTGTCGCCTGCGAAACGATCCCGGCAATATCCGATGCGTCAACGATGCTGATTCCCCCGGAAGCGATGGAAGCCAATGCTACACCTCCTCGATCTCACAGGTGAAGTTCGCCTGCATGGGCACATCCATGTAGGCAACGGTGATGGACTTCACTCCACGATGATTGCTGTTCCAGGTGATGTCACCAAGCGTGTCGGCGCTCGTGCGGGTCCAGACAAAGCGGGAAGTGTCGAACTGGTCGGTGATGTCCGTCGCACCGCGCATGACATGAGCGGTCAGCAGTGTATCCTTCACGTCTTTGGTCAGCACGCCGCCCCGAGAGGCAGATATCGCGACAACGATGCCCACGGTCTGTTCCGCGACGCAGATGACACTGCCGTTGGTGGACAGGTCGATCTCTTCCACGGACTCCGGCTCCAGCTGTGCGGCGGAGATGCTCTCCATGGCGATCTTCCGGCCGGAGATGGTAAAGGGCAGCTGCCAGGAGGCGACCGCGGTCTTGCGCATATCCTGGCGGACGGAGCCCAGCTCGATGGACCGGAACTTTTCGCCCAGGCAGTCGAACTCTACGCGATTGACCTCGGTCAGGACGTCCAGTTGGATGCCCGGGTGCTTCACCCGAACCCGGTCGTAGAGGAATACATCCTCCAGGCTCCGGTACTGGACGTATTCCTCCGTGTCACCTAAGGAGAGAAACTCGACTTTCAGGGACACCTTGGGCAAGTCGGCGTCATTCGCCAGCGCCGCAACCGCCTCCCGGATCATGCGCACGCGCACCATGGTTTTCGTGACGGTCTTCGTCTCCTTGCACTCGCCGGAACACTCCAGCGCCTGCACGTGGGGAGAGGGGTACAAGGAAACGCGCGAGCTGTCGATCCAGGTCTGGTCGGCGACGATCGTGTACACGGTACCGTCCACGTTGTAGCTGCCCGCCGTCAATAGCAGGTCCTTTCCGCTCTTATCTTTTCCGACCGGCACGATGCGGGTGACCACGTCGGAAATGTCCACCTCGCAGGAGACGCCCAGAAGGTTCTTGGCGTACTCGATCCTGACCCCGCGATTCAGCCCCGCGTCCCGGAGCAGATAGAAATCGTAGTTGTCTCGGACCAGCTCCGCACCCCACAGCGCTGCAGCGCCGGTCTCAGGGTCCAGCAGCGCGCTGACGGGATTGACCCGCATCCAGCCGTCAACCACCCGGTCGCCGCCGATGTCGGTGAAGCCGGAGAATTGCGTGGGCATCAGGCAGCCTTCCAGGATGCCGTCCAACGCGTCCATGCATGAGGTTTGCCCTGCTGGATAGGACGTGAGGTTGTTCAGGAGGTCATAGAAGATGTGCCGGGCATAGGCTGTCACGCCATCATCCCGAAGCTCCACCTTGTAGATGCGGAAGAGCTGGTCGGCCACGATCCAAGCGGGTGCAACGGTTTCAATGGCGGCGGGATCATTCGGCCAATCCTCGGTCAGCGTGTATTGAATGGCTGACTTCGCGATCCAGCCGTAATAGGTGTAGGTCTTCCACACCCACTTGCCGTGGCGCTTGACCTTTTTCTTGCCGGTGAAGATCCCCTTGTACCGGTTCTCGCCTTTGAAGATGATGGGCAGCATCATGCCCACCGGCAGGTTCTTCTTCCGAACCTTGTCACCAGTGGCGTGGTAGTAGAGGTTCCGCTGCGTTTTCGTAGTGCCGGTGCCGATGGCCCAGACCTCGTGGGCGGTGACAAGTGTGCCCTCCGGCGTGATGGGCGGCACGGTGCGGACCGGCACATCGCACTTCAGAATGTGGTCGTTCTGGAGAAACTTCCAGCGCCCATGCTCGTCGATGGGGTGTTCCAACTGGATCTCTGAGAGGTCGTTCTTCGCCTCTGTGTGCACGCAGGAGGTGGGCGTGAGCGCGCCGCACAGGCCCATCGTGTCAAAGTCCTCGGCATCGGGAGAATAGACGTACACCTCACTCATGCATAATTTCCCTCCTACAGGGCTAAATAAGAACGGTCAACAATAGCAAGGAGGTTGGAATATGGAGCCGCCCGACAAGTGGCCGGTGGCCAGCATTTCTCCGCAGAATTTGCAGAAGCTCCAGCGACTGGAAGCGCAACTTCATGCGGAGGGTGGCAAGGACGTTGTACTCATCGCCTATCAACACAACTAAATGTGGAATGTTAAGCCTCTTGGCCGCTTGGTCAAGGGGCATCATAAATCCCACGTATGGGCATGGTTTTGATTACATGTGCCGAATTAACCGAAAAGGAGCGTTACTTCATGGCCCAGGAGAAAACTGAGCGCATCGACGAACTGACGTGCCTCTCTCACGAGCGAGCGCTTACAAAGGAAGAAGAGGAGGAGCGCAAGCTTCTGTGCCAGGCGTTCAACGAGGACATCAAGGCAGGTACCCGGCAGAAACCTGACGATACCTTCGTTCAGTACAACGATGGCACATGCATCACACTCGAGGAATCGGCCAAGAACCGGGACAAGAGCGCCGATCCGAATGGTGTGGTTTGATCCCAGCCTACTAGAGCGTCCTCCAGTTGGGAGTAATGGTGACGCGGGTGACGTTGCCTGTCCAGGAGATGGGTGTTGATCCCACTGGCAGCGTTGGCCAATCATCGCCGGTCAGGGAGCCCGTCAGGTTGACGCCGTCTTTGTATGCCAGCCGTTGCGGCACGTCGATGGTGATTGAGGACGCGATCCCCGCGATCCCCAGCGTCACTTCTCCAACCGTCAGGTCGATATCACCGGTCCCCTCCACCGTAATGACCGGCTCCGCGAACACAGTGCCCATGTTCACGACCTGGCCGGGCGCGGTCATTACTATATCCGGGATGTTCAGTAGATATAGGAACGGCTGGCAACGGAAGTTGACGGTGAATTTCCGCTGCGGGCGCCCGCGCACCACCGTATCAAAGTCTATCTGGTTACTGACGCGGGCGTGGTAATATCCGGTGGGGCGGTTCCCGAACAATACGACTCCTGGACCGTGCAGCCAGGCGGAGAACGCGGGGATCGATGCCGGGTTCGGCGCGATGCATTCGCAGGAAGCAATGAACTCGTCGTACACGCAGTCGCCCTCCGTAATCGTCAGCGTACCGCTGCGGCCCGGCACTGTTTGTGTGGTCACCCGTTCCTTGGGCCTGGAGATGGCCGGATGGGTCAGCACGTGAATTCCGTAGTCAGTGCACTTCACGCCATTCCAGGCGAACCAGTCGGCCATCATCTCACCCCCATGCCTGCGTACTGGGTTTTGTTGAATTGCGCCAGCTCAATGGCGAGGCTGCGCACATCCTTTTCATCCCGGACATAGAGCTTCTCCACCTGAACAGTCACGTGTTGGTCCTGATGATAGGTTCGTCGGTTGTCATAGCTGTTGCTGCTGACAATACCCGCCTGCGCGGCGCCAGTCAGGTACCGGGCAGCGTTCTGGATGATCTTTGCTTGTGCCTTGCCCTCCTGCTCCACGCCGATGCCGATACCCTGGACCATCATTCGCCCGACCTCATCCCGAAACACCTTCGAAGGCGACTGGATCTTCAGCTTCGCCTTCGCGGCGCGCAGGGCAGCCTCGGCCACAATCCGCATCGCGTTTACGACGAGGTTCTGGCCGCTCAGGATGCCAGCGGCCATACCAATCATGGCATTCAACCCGATCGGCCTTGTGGCGCCGGAGGACATTCCCGCTCTCAACGCGGAAATGGCCTTCGCTGCCGTCACCCCGGCCGCGGAGCCGAATCCGTAGGCCATCATGCCGACGGCGACACCCGCGGCCAGGTCTACGCCAATCGGCAGCGTCATGGCGGAGGGCGAATGCGTCTGCGAAGCGGTGCGCAGCGCGGTTTCAATGGAAGAAGCGACGGTGGTTGCATCGCCGGTCCAGCCGTAGGTGGTCATGCCGCCCGCGATGCCCGCGGAGATGTCGTTGCCCACGCCGAAGTATTCGTCCGCCGTCTTCACGAGCGTCAGCATAGCGTCGAGCTGGGCCTGGACATTCGCGGCATCAGCCTCGCTGAGCGTGCCGCTGCTGAGGGCGGTCATGGCTGCGGCGATGTAACCGGAGATGCTTTTCAGGTCATCTGCATTCAGACTCATGAGCTGATCGAGCAACACGGACTTGCCCTGCTGGGCGCCCAGGTCCTCACCCGCGGCGGTCAGATCCTCCACGCCCTGCACGAGGCTCTGAATGGAAGTCACCTTGTCAGAGGTGCTGGACTTCAGCCAGTCAGGCAGGAAGTTGTCCGGGACTTTCGTCATCTGGCTTCCCGCCGCGTCGACGGCTTCCTTGGTGTCCAGTTTCTGCGTCAGCACAACGCCCAGTACGGCGTTGCCGTTTTCATCGGTCATCCCCTCGAGGAAGATGTCGGTTGGGCCGATTCGCTGGAGCACTTTAGGTGTAACTATCAGCTTTCCGCCATCCGCGCCGAACACTTGTAGTGTGCCGTTCGCGTAGGCGGTTTGCAGGGCCTCCGCCCATCCGGTCTTGAGTCCCACATCCATGACGACGGTGGGCTTTTTGTCGGGGTTTGCCGTGTAGAACGCGTCCAGTGTCGCCTGATCCAGTCCCGTGAAATTGAGGCTGGCAGTCCCGGCAAGGGTGAAGCTCTCGTGGGCGTCCACCCAATCTTTTACGACCTGACCTTCAGGGGTAATCCCGATGTCCAGCAACACGCGGTTGGCTTCCGCGTCTGCCGCCCCGAACATACCGGCCAGGCCTTCAAATGTCCCACGATTGGCCTGAAGAAATGCGGCGACGGTGTCATATCCCCCCAGCAGATCGCTGGCCTTGATGGGTGCTTCTTCTGTGCCCAGATTGAGGTCGCCCAGACCACCCTCATCGATCTGTTTCAGCAATGCGAGGTAGCTGGCGAGCTTCCCCTCGTCCAAGGCGTCCGTGAACGACTTCAATTGGGTCAGCTCGTCGCCGGTCACCACACCGTCGCTCTGAAAGGTTGCGATCATCTGCCGCAGCTTTTCCATGTCCGTCTGCGCCTGCTGAATTTCCGGAGACTTGAACGCCTCGACGGCGTATTGCCCCATCACCTTGTTGTACTCCTCGCGCGCAACCTTCAGTTGCTCGACGTGTTCCAGATTCAGCTGATCGAGGGCGTCCTGCCGCTCCTTTTCATCGGAAATCGCCTGGATATCCGCGAACTGGTCGGTGTAGGATTGGTTGATGGAATCCACCTGGGCTTTGTACCCGGTAGCGGCCGCGGACAGCGCATCGCCGTACAGGTCGGAGCCAGGGGACTGCCCCTCAGCAGCAAGCCGTGCCTTCTCAGCCTCGACTGCGCTGATAATGCTGTCGTAGCCGCCGCCCTCACCGGTGATGTAGCGCAGCTTGATCTCTACGCGCTCCTGCACGATCTGTTCGAGCCGCTTCTGGTCCTCCTCCGTCAGCGTCTTATTCCGCCGTTTTTTGAGGAGGGCCGCCACTTCTTTGTCATACGCTTTCAGCTTTTTGAGGTCATCTGTGGCGGTCTTGTCATCCTTGACCCCGTACTTCTCCTGGGTGGCCTGACGCGCTTGGATCGCGTCTCGCACCTCGTCCGACCCGGCGGTGAACTGGTCGATGTACTCATTCACGGCTGTTTTCGAGTCTTTCGTGCCGTCAGACCATACCTTTCGGATGGCGTCCAGCCAGTCCTTCGCGGCATCGGCGTTGGTAAATTTGATTGGATACAAGGTTTTTAATGGGGATCTGTTCAAAGGTTACCTGAGGCACAAAGAGTTGCAGGTCTACGGTCGGTTCCTTCTGATCCATTCTACATGCCCTCCTTGATGACTTTTTGCATACGCTTGATTGTTGATGAAAGTTGAGAGAGTTCATGGGACAAATGGTATCTCGCCTGAAGGGATGTGGAGTTGACGCTGGTTTGCGTGCGTACACGTTCAATGGAGCTGCGCCAAGAAGGGATTGTCAAAGTCAAACTTGCGATTTCAGCGTCTGGATCATAGATGGGCATATCTTTAACGCTTTCTTTTCGCTGATCGCGCCTTTTGAAGGAGCCGGAAAGCAGTTTGCGGGACTCACAATACGCCAAGGTTTCATAGCGCCCATTCGTGATACGGCCACAGGCATGATTGTATTCCTTCTCAGGCAGCCGGGATAGCTGATGCACTATATCGATTGGCACCTTGATTTGCCCGCTAAGAAGTTTAGGGGCCAGGCCATCTGCCCTTTCGGAGATGCGGTCCATGTCCTCAGCGTACCGCCCGTAGCGCACAACAGTTCCGAATGCCAGTTTGTATTCGTCTGCTAAGGCGATGGCGGTGACATGTCCATATCCTTTGCGTAGAGGTTGCGTGTCAATTTGATACGCAACCTCAGGTGAATGCTGATTGACCCCTTCGATATTTGGCGGACCGATCCTTTTCTCGGCCTCGTATCGTTTGCCGATCAGATACCGCCGCGTCTCTTCCGTGATGTTTCTGCGGCCAATCTGGTTGGTGCAAATCCAGACGATTGCGGCTTCGCGGCAAGAAAATTCGAGCTTACGGATTGTAAATTGGATATCCTCCAAGAGGCAGATTTCATATCGATTGTGTCCGTCAAGGATCACGTCGTTCCATGTGCAAATTGAATCCCGACATCCATCCAGAATCAGGCTTTCTCGAAGTTGATCAAATTCCTCTGGTGCCAGTGGAGGGATAAGACGTTTGAATTCCGAATCAATCCGCAGTTGTGCGAACGTCTGTGGCATTGCATTCACCTCGATTGAGTGTTGGTACGCGTGCGTACTGAAAAGAATCATCTATACGGAACTGGACAATATCCTGGTCTTCATTGACGCTGCCAAAGATCCGGTAGGCTTGATGATCATCCCAATTGCTTAAGAATTTTAGCTTGTCGAACAGCAAAGTGCTATGGATTTCATAAGACTTCCTGTCCGGGAAGGCATTCCACGGTATGTAATGCGACAGCGCGTTGGTCCGATCACTTTTCAGAAGCGCGATCAGGCGCTCTTCCGGATTGACCAGAAGCAGCACATAGTCTGGATCACCAAGCGCGTGCAATGTGTTCTTATGGACGCGTATACGGTGCTTTTTGAAGTCAAGCAGAATGAGGGGTTTGGAGCATGTCATTGTTCCTCACTCCCTTCTACACTAGAATTGGCAGGAGAGACCGGGCCCCGTGTGTTCTTTTCCTCTGTGATCCCGTATACCGCATAACCGTTGTAGATATTAATTTGCAGCGACTTTTTTGTTTCTTCAAGAGGAAGCCCAAACTGATCTTTCCATTCCCCAGGGTATATCGGAACGCGAGAGCCAGGTTTGATGATTTCGCCGGTCTTGGGATTGCGT